TGCCGCGCCCGCGGTCCCGGTTGCGCCGGTGATGCCGTTGGTGCCCGCGGTCCCGGTTGCGCCGGTGACGCCTGTCGTTCCGGTGGTGCCCGTGGCGCCGGTCGTGCCGAGCTGGCCGGCCAGGTCGATGTTCCAGCTCGCGACGGTACCTGCCCCGGCCACGAAGTCACCGCTGATGACGAGCGTCCCGTTCGAGCCGGTGTAGCCCGCCACGACCCCCTCGAAGAACTTGGTGCCCGTGACGGAGGAGGCCGCCCGGACGCGGGTTCCCGTCAGGTACGCGAGGTTGGCCTGGGTGACGAGCGTGATCCCGGTCGCGCCGGGGCCCGTCGACGTCGTGGACGTGCCCGCGTAACCGGCACCGGTGACCCCCGTGGTGCCCGCGATCCCGGTCGCACCCGTGATACCGGCGATACCTGTGGCACCGGTGGTGCCCGTCGTACCGATCGCTCCGGCCGGGCCCGTGGCACCGGTCGTGCCCGTTGAGCCCACGCTGCCCCCGGGTCCGGTCGCGCCTGTCGTGCCGACACTTCCCGCAGGTCCTGTCGCGCCCGTCGTGCCGACGGTGCCCTGGACGCCCGTCGCACCGGTCAGTCCGGCGCTGCCCTGCGGACCCGTGCTGCCCGTCGTACCGACCGTGCCCTGCGGACCGGTGGCTCCCGTCAGCCCGGAGCCGGTCAGGCCCGGGATGCCCTGCGGCCCGGTCGCGCCGGTGAGGCCGTTGGTCCCGGCGGTACCTGTGAGCCCCTGGATCCCCTGCGTGCCCTGCGCCCCCGTCTCGCCGGTCACGCCGGGAATGCCCTGTGAGCCCGTAGGGCCGACGGAGCCGGTCGTTCCGGCAGGTCCGGTGGTTCCGGGCTGTCCTGTCGCCCCGACGGCCCCTGCGGTGCCCTGGGTGCCGGTGACACCGGTCAGGCCCGCCCCGGTCGGGCCGGTTGGTCCCGTGACGCCTGCAGGACCCTGCGTGCCCGTGGCTCCACTTGCGCCGCCACCCGGGCCCGTGACGCCCGAGGCACCCGTCACGCCCGCCCCGGTCACGCCAGTCAGGCCGACGCTGCCCTGAATGCCGGTTGCGCCCGTCAGTCCAGTCGGGCCCGGGGCACCCGTATTCCCGCCGCCCGGGCCGGTGGCACCCGCCGGACCAGTGGCACCCGTCAGACCCGTGGCTCCCGTCGTGCCTGCGCCCGAGCCGCCGCCGTTGCCACCACCGCCGCCGCCCGCGGGGCCCATCGGGCCGGTGGCGCCTCGTGGACCGGGTGGGCCGGGACCGCCCCGTCCGTCCTGGCCGCGTGGACCGGATGCTCCCTGGGGACCGGTCGCACCAGTGACACCCGTCGAGCCTTTGGCACCGGCCGGCCCGATGCGCCCGATCGGCCCGATGAAGCCGCGTGGCCCGGTCTCGGCCTGCGGACCCGTCGCGCCGGTTGGCCCGGGGTCACCCGTCGGCCCGGGGTCACCCCGTGGTCCGGTTTCAGCCTGCGGACCTGTTGGACCCGTCTGGCCGGTCGGGCCCTGAAGGGTTAGCCCGGTGGCGAGAAGACCGGCAGCGACGCCCTGCGCGATGTCGGTCGCATCGCTCACGCCGACTCCTCGACCGACACCCCTTCAGCGGTTCTGACGATGCGGAAGCCACCGCGCGTGCGGTTCTCGGGCGCAACGAGGACGGGCTCACGTTCCGCCAGGCGGGCGATGGCGTCGGCCATGTCGGCGAGCGCCGCGCGCAATTCCGCGTCGGCCGGATCGGCCGCCTTCGTCTCGTCCGCCACCGCCTTCGCCTCGGTGACGCCCTTGCAGCGGCGACACACGATCCGGTACGGCGGCGTGGCGATCTCGGCCAGCAGGTGCCCGCACACCGCGCCGTCGCGGAGGTGACCGCAGCGGACGGCGGCGCTCTTGACGACGGTCAGCTGGGGCGGCGACGAGGGCTCCGGGACGACGGGCACCGCGACCTCGGGCGCGATGAGGTTGCCGTCCTCGTCGATCTGCTCGGCGGTGTAGTTGGCGGCGGGCGTCCAGCGGACGTCGATCGGGTAGGGGTTGCGGTTCTCGATCTCGCGCCATTCGTTGACGGTGATCGCCTCGTGCTCGAGCTGCACCGCGAGGGCCTTCGAGCGCGCCTCGGCGTCGCCGCGCAGGAGGCCGTCGACGAGGAACTCCACGAACAGGTCGGGCTCATCGGCGAGGAAGAACGACTTGATCGACTGCTCGATGCGCACGAGCCACGGTCGCAGCGTATGGACGACGAAATCGATACTTTGGTGTTCGATATTGCTGAACGTGGCATGGTCAAGGATGCCGACCATATGTGGTGGCATCCGGTAAATGGTACAGATGTCCTCGCGTTGAAAGCGGCGCGTGGCGATGTACTCGGCATCCTCGGGCGGCACGCCCACCTCGTGGAGCTTCATGCCCTCCTCGAGGACCATCGTCTTGCCGGCGTTGCCGGTGCCGCGGAGCTGGTCCATCTGCGTCGCGAGCCGCTCGATGGCGCCCTGGCTGAGGTTGGCGGGGTGCTCCATGATCGCGGCCGGCCGGGCGTTGTTGCGGTAGAACGACGAACCGAAGTCCCGCGTTGCCATCATCTCGCCGAGGCTCTCGCGGTGCGCCTGGATCGGCGACAGGCCGACGAGGCCGTTCGTCGAGAGGCCCGGGATGTGCCAGACCTTCGCCGGGTCGAGACGCTGTTTCGTGCCGTCCTCCCCGTAGTAGTCGTAGACCTTGCGGCCCTCGTAGCCGACCTCGACGCGGTTGGGCAGGAGCGGGTAGATCGCGGTGCGCCCCGAGCGGTCCTCGGTCACCTCGTTGAAGCCGTTGCCCCACGTCGTGAGGTGCGTGAGGAGCGTCTCGCGCCACACGAACGAGGTCATGTCGGGGTTGGGCGAATCGTGGAACAGGTCGTAGAAGGGCGAATCCGGCGCCCGCTCCTTGCCGCCGTCGGGCGTGCGGCGGTAGGTGATGAGCGGCAGCGACGCGATCGACTCGGCGATGACCCGCACGCACCCGTACACCGTCGGCAGCGCCAGCGCCGACGCCTCGTCGACGACGGTGCCCGAGCGCGTCGGCGTCCAGTTGAGGAGCTGGCTGAAGAAGGGCGCGACCATGAACGTGCCATCGGAGCTGATGGATGGCACGCCGGCGGCCTTGGTGGCGCGCGGCGCGAGGCGGGCGAGAAAACTCATGGCGTCCGCCTCCCGTACCAGATCAGACCCGCGCCGACGGTGACGACGGCCAGGGCCGGGTTGACGAGGCCCATCCCGACTGTGACGAGGAACAGGCCCGCGAGGACCGCCGCGCCCTGCACGTCGGCGTGGGTGAGGTTCACACCAGGACCGCGCCTCTCGCTTCGTAAACGCTGACCGGGGCGGGTGGGATGCCGACCGATGCGAGGGCGTTGACCATCGCCGCCGCCGTCAGGGCGTCGATGACGCGGCGGTCCTGCATGCTCGTGTTGCGGGTCTCGGCCGGCCGGTCGAAGCGTGGGTCGCCGAGCGGCAGGATGCGCACGATCGCGTTCAGGGCGTGCGTCTTGAGCGCCTGGTCGCCTGAGTGCTTGAGGGTGCCGTTGCGGAGACCCTCCATGAAGCGCTCGTAGTCCTCGGCCGCCGCGACGTTGCTGTTGCCGCGCTCGATGACGTTCACCTTCATCTCGTCGTCGATCCACTGCGCGATGTCGCGGGCGTAGGAGACGTCCATGACCACGGCGTGGATCGGGTTGCGCTGGTGGATGACCACGAGCGCCCGCTTGACCTCGTCGACCGACAGCATCGTGCCGTCGCGCGGTGGGGTGAGGACGGTGGCGGGGCCGAGCAGTCGATATTCCGGGCCCTCCCAGAGCGGCACCATCGCCGTCGTGTCCCACTGCCACGCCACGTCGAGCCCGAGCCAGACGTGCTCGCCCGGCGGGATGCGATCGACTGCCTCCGCGGCTGCCCACTCGGCCTCCTGGATGGCGGCGTTGGAACCGCGAGTCGGCAGGTTGCACACGAAGCGCTGCCAATGCTCGAGCGTCATCGTCGGCGACGCGAACTTGCTGGCGAGCGTCTCGGGCGTGATGCCCGAGAAGGGGTTGGCCGACTTGACGACGGCGAGGTCCTCGACGTCCGCCCCCTCGGGCACGGCCCACTCGTGAAGGATCACGCGGCTCCCGGCGGCGCGCAGGAAGGAGCCGTCGCGCACGATGTCGGGCGACTGCTGGCGGATTCGCTCGCGCGTCTTCTCGAAGTCGGAACCTGGCTCGCCGGCGGTGCTGATGGCGATGAGCTGACCGCCGCGCTTCTGGAGCTTGCCGGCCCACGTCCGGTACAGCGAGAGGTCCCGCTGGCGGTGGGGCTCGTCGATGATGCCCATCGTCGGGATGATGCCGTCGCCCGTCCTGTCGTCGGCCGCGAAGACCTGGATGCGGCCGCCCTCGTGGTGGATGATGCGCCGGTAGCCCTCAAGGCAGAGATAGCGCGGCACGAGTGTCTTGGCCTTGCCCTTGGCGACTTGGACCGGCGACAGCAGGCGCTCGTGGAGGCGCTCTGATCGGAGCACGAAGCCCTCGGCCTGGCTGTACATGATCTGGGCCTGCTCGCGCGATGCGGCGGCGACCGCAACGACGGCGTGTGGCCGGAACTCGCAGTGGTAGAGCGCCAGCAGCGCCAGGATCGTCGTCTTGCCGTTGCCCTCCGGCACGACCAGCCACGCCTCCGGCACGCCCGAGAAGACGTCCGCGATGAAGGCGAGCTGGAACGGCTCGAGGACGATCGGCTCGTCGGTGTCGAGGACAAGTCCCTTCGCCCACGCCACGAAATGCGGCACGCTGAACGGCGTCGAGCGCGCGGACGCGGCTCTGGTCATTCCCGCGCCCTTCGGCCGTCTGCGCGGCTCCGGCGGGCTCCTGCGCGATCGTGGCGGGGCTGTCAGGGTCACGGGGCTAAAACTCGCCAAAACC